ATTCTCTAACCATCGTTTGAATTGAATAAACTCAATATCCCTGTCGTTGTGAAATACTTCAATCGTCACTTCAAAATGAAATATATGACGATGTGGAGTTGCTAAAAAGCTAACATCATACTCATCACCTGTAGCAAGTGCTGGGTCTGTTGCTGCTGCGGGATACTTATGAATACCCTCTTTTTGAAATCGTACAAAAATTGTACGTATTGCTTTATCTTTAATGCGTTGACGTTTTTCCGCTTGTACTTGTACTTGTTGTTCCATTATCTTTCATCCTCAAAGTTAACACGTTCGTGATCTTCTTCCCATTGAAGTTTTGTATACTTCCTCAAATCAGAGTATACATCATTTCTATCTATTCTCATAGCTTTAAGGGCTTCTTTGCTAAAGTTAGTATCCGATTCTGCGGATAAAATTTTATCATCAAGGTCTTTAACCTTTTGTTGTAATTTTGCAATTTGTTGTCTATACATATTATTACTCTAACACTAATGAGATAGCATCATCGCTATCTTCTATTTCTTCTTCTGGTTCTTCATCTACTGAAAATAATTCATCAAACATACTCATAGCATTAACCGTTTTCTTTCCGCTAATACCCTGACTACCTGATTGAAATTGTTTCCAATAACTACTATGCGTGTCAATCAATTCCCATGCTTCATCTTTAGTTTTCTTGCTAAAGATTTCATCAACTATATGAGTAAAGAATCTATCACCTTCAAGTTTATGTACTAACATCTTTGGAACTACACCCGTTTCATATTGACGATTAGCCTCTTGAACTGCATTCATATGCATCCAAACATTGTGACTTTGTAACAATGTATAGCTTAGTGTATCCCAACTAGTTTTAGTTTCTTTGCCGTGTTGTCCTAAGAACCCAACGCCGCGATAACATAAATCTTTCATAACTAATGCATCAGTTACTGGACTATCAGTAAATAACTTATGTATACCATCAGCTAATACAGCATCACGGAACTTGCGAGTATCACTAGCATAGCTTTTCTTTTCAGCAGTCTTTTCCATACTATATGACCACTTTTTATTGTGTTCAATATTTGTATTGAAATAAGCAAGACCTTTGGCAGCACTAAAGAATGGACTAGCACAATCAAATGTAATCTGAAGGCTTGGGTTGTGATACTTACGTATTGCTTTCTGTATATCAGTAAACAATACAGCATACTCCAAGATACTTGTACCCAAACAGTGAACTAAATCCTGTTTTCCTTCGCATAATAATCCATCATGGATTATTTCAGTCAATCTACGCAATGTCAAATGAATGTCAATCTTGTTCTGACCACCGAATGCCCAACCATTGAAATGATTATCTGGGTAAATGTTTGTATCACAATATTTTTTCATTTCATTATACCAATCATCTGATTGAGTATGATTGCGACCCTGCAACACATTTAAGAACTTACATTTCCCTGAGCGATTATTTATAAAGTATTCGTTATTAATATGTGTGGCTGTGATTGCTTCTTCAATAGTACTGATGCCATGTAAGCTATTACCATTCTTATCTTTCATGCCAAACGTAGTTAGTGATTGGCTTGGGATATCTAGACACATACCATAATCCATGTATTTGTCCATCCATGTCAATACTGTTTTACGTTTCTTCATAGCACGTGGGCAGTTAGGATCTTTCCAATCAGCTGGCCATTGACCTTTTAGAATCTGAAAGCCACCACTGTCACCCAACATGAATGTACCTTCTTCACGTTCACGTATGATAGATTCACTTGGATCATCAATTGTTGTATCTAAGTTAGCATGACCAGCACTATACAATCCCCACTTGTAATAGTAAAGACCTTCTTTGCTATTAAGAAAGTTTAGTTTCTCTACATCATCATTGAAACTAGCAGGGATACGTGCAGCATCAAAGTACTGTTCACCCTTGCGTTGTTTACCCAAACCGGAGATATAGAAACTACTGACCGCGGGTAAAAACAATGCCCAATCTGGGTTATGCTTTTGTGATAGATTATCTTGTTTCAATTGAAACTTCTTTCTTAATCAAATTCATGACCATTTGTATTTGGTCTTCTTTTTCTTTTATTTGCTCAAGTAAATTTTTGATAGTAGGATTGGCCGCAGCTAATAAATCAATTTCTATTTCTTCATCACGTTTTTTTCTAGCCCAATCAAGTAATGATTCTGCTTCACCAGTTAGACCAACTGTTGCATAGCTAGTATTCATAACTATCCAACTAGCTCCATCAAATACTTGCAGATCACTGCCACTGATACGAATCATTCCTTGTATAGGATTGTTCGTGTTCTGATTGATATAGGGAACGCTAGTGTTCCCCGCAGAAACAACCGTGTACTTGCTACCCGTTGTTAGTCCCTTAATCATTTTTTGTTTGCTGGCAATAAGTAAACATATGTTGCGATCCCACTATCAACTGTGATTTCAGTCGCGCCTTGTTCGCTAATCTTAACTGTCTTGTCACCAACTAGATCCATGATAGCCAAGAATTCTTTAACGGGCCACTTATGTGTACCAACTAATGTTCCAGTAACTGGACTATTGAATACAAAGTTACCACTGTGAGTTGACGCATCACCAAAGAATACTTTCAAATCACTACCATCAGTTTTGAATATAAAATGTTCTTCTTCGCTATTTGCTTGTGATTGCTTCTTAAGGCGTTGAATACCAGCAACAGTAGGTTCAAATTCAACATTCCACTTAGCACCTTTGAATGATACACTCTTAACTTTTTCATCAACTACGCTTTTAAGCATAAGACGATAATCATTAATGAAGTCACCAGTCTTTGTTTCAAAGTGAATAGTAGAAGGTACATCTACACCATCACGTTGAGTACGAACAACATTGATTTTAGATGTTTCATCATACTCATCAAATCCAATAATTGTTTTGAGTTTGTTCAAGTTAGGCATACCAAATACACCAATAAAGTCGGCGATAGGATTTTTGAATGTACCACTGATAATAACGCTTTTGTTTTCAGCTACTGCATTGATTGCAGTATCAGTATCTGTACCAGTAATCTTAATAAGTTCAATGCCACCAAGACCATACGTATGGTCAATTAAGTCTTTTAAATAATCTTTCATTTTGTTTCCTTTGTTTAAAATATTTAGGAGTTCCTATCACGTATTATAGTGGAATATATTGCAATAGTCAACACCAGTTTAACCGAATGTGAATAATTCATCAAACATTGAGTTAACGTCTGTATTGCTTCTGATATCCCAATTCAATACGCCAAGTAAGTTGTCAATCTTTTCATCTACCAATGTTGATTCCATTAGTAAATCATCAAATGGTAATTCTTTGAACCATACTGGTAAACGTAATTCATCAACTGGGTATGCAATACTAGTAAACCCCAATGCATTATCTTTGAGTTTACATACCACAATCTTCATACCATCTATAATCTTCTGACTATAGTTGTCGCCATACACTCTGCGTAGATAGTTCCAGTTAATTGCTGCCCGAGCATGACCCACACCGCACTTACCAGTCTTTTCAAACTCAATCGTGTGTTTAGTCAAGTTGTTAACACTCTTTGGACTACCCTTTGTCCAGCTATCTTGTTCAGACAGTTTAGTTTTGAATTCTTTAACCATTTCAATAACTTTATCACGTTGCTCACCAGCAAGGACCTTAGTAAGTACATCCATTAAGAATTCTTGTATATACTTTGGAGTATCAGCACGTTTCAAGTCAAGACCCATCGCTTTGATATCACCGTTCTTGCCGTTCACATCCTTACGCTTGCCCTCTTTATCAAAGATATTGATAGCATAGCGTTTCTTTGTGATAAAGATAGCACGATCACCGATCAGTTCACGACCAGCTTTAATGATTTCTCCATTCTTTCTTGGAGCATGAAATGCACGTTCCATGAATGCAGGGAATGATTCATTAGCTTGGTCAGCAATACCATCATACAATGTGATACAGTTTTCTTTATTCCACTCTAATCCTTCATTTGCTATTTGCAAATTGAGAATAGGATATGCAGTAAAATAACAACTGTCAGTATCACCATAAACAATAGCATGGCCATCGTGTTCATAAGCACCTGTGATTGTTTCATTTATGGTACTCATCATATGTTTAACAATCTGACGACCGCTTAGTGTAACACTTTGACCGATACGCTTATCATAGAATCTGCAATGTTCATTCAATAGCGCACCATATGCTGAGTTCAACAAAATCTTACGAACAAGTTGACGCTTATCCCAATAGTCTCTATCTTCATCAGTAGTAGATTCTTTAAGTTTTTTCTGCATTACTTTACGATCACTGTACCAACGTGAGAGTAGTCCCGGAACTACACCCTCTTTCTCGTAAGTAAAGATTGTACCATTAGCAGATAACATCCATGGGCGATTGCTATCAAATATCATCTTCCAGATTTCAGCAGCACTATATTCCTCACTACGACCATCTTCGTAATCTATAGTAAGCATTGTGCCACGATCTTGATTCATAATAGCTGTATATTCTAATACACTAAACAAGTTTTCCCATAGAATAGCACCAGTAACGTCATCGTCACCTTCTTTGAAACGCTTCTTAAGGCTAGCAAGTTGCTTACCTTTGTCGTCCATGTATTTGTCAGTTAGTGTCTGGCGGATTTGACCAACGATGGTTTCTCCTGCCATGTTGAGGCTACGAATAACCGAGGGATAGAGCGAGTTAATGTCAACGGCTCCGACATATTCGTGCATACCTCTTTTCGGCGTAGCAAC